TTGGCTAAAGGAATCCCATCGTCATCCAAGCCAGTCATTGAAGTGATGTCAGCATTAGCTCCATCACTCGCAGCATTTGCTACTTTAAGTAATGGAATTCCATCGTTATCTAAGCCAGTCATTGAGGTTATGTCCGTATTAGAGCCTTTTCCAGCATAAAGAGTGTCTAAATAAGTTTTAAGAGTAGCTTTAATATTAGCCCAAGTAAGTTTCTTAAGAACACTAGAAGCAGCACTATCAGAAATACCGATAACATCAGCGTCAACTGGAGTTGTCTTTCCGGTAGCTGTGCTAATTGGTTTTGCTAAAGCATTACTTAAAGTTACTTTTTTCTGTAATGGTGAGCCACCAGGGTCATTGACTACATATATTAAATCATCGCCTGTTGGAGCAGTGTCTTCTGTCAGTGCTGTTAATTTTGAGTCAGCCATAATAACTCCTATGTATTAAAATTTATTTACTAAAAAACATTTTTAAATAATTAACTGGAAGTATGCTATCAACCGTGTCTATGAAGAAATTAAAAGGATCTCCAAAATTTGAAAACATATTCTTTGTTACTCCTGGGATAGAATTATTAATATTATCTGCACCTATATGTGTAGATAAAAATAAAGCTGCAGCTACATCAAACGGTTTATCCATTGCACTTTCTTTAATTACTTTAAGTATTCTTATCCCATATTTTGTAAAGCGTAGCAAGCCAATAGTATTTAAGTACTCTATCATCCGATGGGTTGGTACTGCAAAATTAACAAATTCTTCTATTGCTTCGGCAACTGCTTCTTCATGAGACATCTGTTCATCACCCCGGGCACTTGAAGTGTAATAATGGTACAACACGTGTCTTGCTACAAAATCGGTCATTTTAACGGCATTGTTAAGAACCTGGTATGCTTGGGTGTCTTGAGTCAGAAACGTAACCTTTCCTACGTTCTGCACGATCTGAGGTAGCTTATCTGTTAGCTTAGTAACTCCCTTCTCAAATTCACTTGGAAAATTTGAACCAGAAATAGTAGTATTAACATCATCAATAAACTGAGGCATTAGACCTGCTTCAATGGTTTTTGTTGTTGGGTTAATTTCAATAGTATTTTTAAGACGCATTATTTGGTTATCCAAGTCAAGTAATAACTGAGGAGCAGCACCTTTACGTTTAGCCAGCATTCTACGTTTTACTTCAAGATCAGCTAATTTCTGTATATCAGCTTGGTATTTGAGTCCCATAGAGAAAGCTTCCCAAGCTGATTTAATTATAACATTAAAAGGTATTCCTTTGCTTCTAAGTACAAATAAGTTACTGCCAAAGTTATTTAATGTAACTGATAGAGACCTTACTATAATATTATTCTTAGCAAGTTTGGCCAACTCAATCATAGCCCCTTCTAAAGTATGTGCTCGGCGTACTCCTTTTACCTCTCCACCAAACAGACTCACTATGCCAATAAGAAGTCTTTCTAGTTTAGCTCTATCTTCAGGATTCTTTGCAAAGGACTCCACTATGTTGTACTGCCGGTAACCAAAAGAAATATCTAACACGTCTTTAGGAATAAACATTGAGGGTCCGCCCCAAACTGTGTCAACAGTTTGTTTGGCTTTATCTGGCATCATATGGTATATGTCTCTTAGTTTTGGGTCAGGTGAGTTGGGCCCAATTTCTATGAAACCTCCAGGATTACTCTGGTAATCAGCATCAAACATATCTTTTAAAAGGACAATTAGTTCTTCATTAATTATTGGTGTCCTTTCTTTATCAATTATCTGCCCAGCCATGGCACCCATGATTTTATCATACTCATTAACTTTTTCTAAAAAATTATCTTTAGTAGTTTCAGCCATCATGTATCTGTATTTTGTGGTAATTCCATTTTCATCAACTTGTGGGATCATCTGATTACTTGGTTTTAATTCAGGCTTAATATTAGGATTAGCCATATCACGAATTATCTTTGCTTTATATTTAATTATTTTAGCATTATTCTTTTTACCTTCTTTAGTGGATATATCCATTTGCTGAGCTATTGTAAGTGGATCAGTACCTTTACCTCTGTTACCGGTATAAGAGAAAATAGTTGATAGTAAATCATTTATACGACCCGTTTGAGCAGTGTACACATAAATGTCTATATGTTTTAATGGATCTGCCTCATCCCGATCAATAGGAAATTCACTTTTACTATAGCCTATTTGTGCAAGTTCCTCTTCTTCAGCTAAAGTACCATATTGGTAATTAGTACGGGTATTAACGATTTCTTTAGTATACCCTTTAATAAATTTACGCTCATCTCCGTTAAAAGCTTTCTGTAAAGAGTCCTCTTTAAGAACTTGATGTAATTCAAAGAATTTATTAACTCCTTCAGGATCAGTATCAATTAATTCTTTAAATACCTGCCTGGAAGCTTTATCGGTATGTTGCAAAGCATATAGTGAACCAAGTTGATTAATTAGTTCTTCAGCCCTTAAAACCTCAGCGGCTGTTAATGGAACTGTTACATCATCTCTAGCTTTCATTTCAGCAATAACCAGGGCATTCTGAAAAACCTCTTCACCTGTTCTGCCTCTACTATGAATCATAAAATGCCCCATGGCATCGGCTGCTTGCTTATAATAAGTTAAATGAGGCGCTAGAGCTGTATCAGTTTTAATTTGGTTAAGTACATTATTGATTGCTTTTCTTAATTCATTTGGATCACCTAAAACTTTACTAATTCCATCCATACTAAGAGAATCTAATAAAGCAACTGTATCAGGCTTTAAACCAATTTTAGTTACTACTACTTTTTCTGCATCAGTAAGTTTGGTTTGCTTTGGATCCCGGAACTTAGTAAACAGTTTACCTGCTATACCGGAGTACTGTGCAATAGTAAATTCTTTAGCACTGTCCAACCAAACTCTTCTTCTGTTCAGTAATTGATATATTAGGGCAAGTCGATCAGTACGTCCTCTTAATTCTGTAACTAAAGATTTAAATAACCCATACTCCAGTCTATCATAATCATTAGTCATCTTTCGTAGCTGATCACCAGCTAAAGAGTCTTTCTCTTTATGGGTTTTAACTGCAGTCTTTAGACCTTTAACAATTTTTAAAGGCCCTGAAGTAGCAGCTTTCTTGATATACTCATTAGAGAGATCAGCTACTTTTCTGTATTGTTGTTCAAATTTACTTTGGGTTTCAAATAATTTATTTTTATGGTTCGAGTCTATTTTAGAAAGTAGAATGGCTAAGCGCTCTAGTTCCCGATCCATTCTTAAGTCATTTTTACTGGCATTAAATTTACTGTAAAAGAAATCAAATATCTTTTGAGCAATATTAAGAAGAGTCTGTTGGATATTACCTGCCTGAATATCTGACCAAGTACTGGTTGTATACATTCTTTCAGGTAGTGCTATACCAGATAAAGCTTTCAAGAAATTTTCATTAGTTAAACCAAGAATAACAAATTCAGCTAAATGTGGAGAGTGTCCTGATTCCCGGGTAATCTTTGTTGCAGTGTCTGTTTGTTCAGATGCTTTGCGTTGAGCAGCAGTCCTGGTGTTACGAAAGATATAATTATATCTTTTCTGGGCAGCTTCAATTTCATATTGATTTGCAGGATCATTCAACCAAGCAGCATTTACAGTTGGGTCGTTTAAAAAAGCTCTATAATCAAGCTTTCGGTAAGCCAGTTCATATAAGGTATCCACTTGAGCACCTAATCTTGCATTAAGGCGTAAACCAGCTTCAAGTACCGGATGTAATAATTCATGGGTGTATACTTCACCAGAAGACATCCGGATACCATTATTTAGGGCCCCAGTTATTGGGGCTGCAATTTGATTAGTCATAAAGACCTGACGAGTCTGGGATACAAATTTTCCTTCTGGTTCAGCATAAGGATTAGTTTTCATATACAGATCAACCGGCTGGAACACTGAATGTATCAAAGTCTTTAGAATTCGTTGCAGGTGATTATCATGCTGTACACTGTCTGTTACAGTGCTTTCACCCTTAATGTCATTGTAAACCTCTAATACATTCTTACTGCTTATTTCCTGAGCCCTGCCATATTTAGCTGGATCAATGGAAAGAGTGGAATCATCTTTTGAACCAAGAGAATCGTTCGAATCTTCTTTAAGCATCTCAGCAATAAAAGCTTCTTCCAGTTCTTGTACAGAAAGATTATAATCAGCAAGAGCTTGTTGGTTAATTGTTGCTTGTGAGTACAAACCAGGCTCTGTTTTTGTTTCTACTATATTTACACCACCTATACTGGTTTGAGGAGCATTACCAGTTTTCCATGCACCATCTCTATGAAAATAATGGTTAAAAGCAGTAACTGCATTCAGAACTCTGGCTTTATTTATTTTGGTTACTCTTACAATTTCCTTAATACCAAATTTCTTTTTACGTTTACCTTTCTCAGGAACACCATTTACTGTTTCATCCACTACTTGCTGTACTGATTTAGTCCAAGTTTTATTGTTGTAAGAAGAAACACCTTCTGTTAAACCCATTTCTTTAAAAACTTTTTGAAGTACTCTGTCTTTCTTTTCTTCTCGGGCAGGGTTTTCATTTGCGAATTCTGTAAAAGCTTCTATGGAAGTGGTAAAGGCTTCTACAATCTTTTCAGGTATACTGTCCAAAGACATATCGGTATAGAGGCTTTTATTTATAATTTGACCCATTGCGCCACCATTGGTAATGGCAACATAAAAACCATCATGAACTCCTAATACACCAACTCCCTGGTTATTGCCCATTGCTCTATTAGCAGAACTAGAATCATAATTTTGCACACTTATAATAACCGGTTTTACACTGGGATCTCCTAGTGTACTGAGTTTCTTTGCTCTATTATGCATTGGCTGGTAATGTACATTACTACCATCTGGTTGATAAGACTGAGTAGAGGTTCCTTCTACAGCAGTAGTATATTCAAGATTTGTAGCAAATTCAGCTAAAGGAACTTTCCCACCTAAAGAAGATTTTAAAACAGGAAAGATTTTCTTTATTCTATCACGAATTTGTTGTAATTGCTCTTGGGTCATTACACTACCAAATTTAGCAACATGCTCTTGAACTAACATTTTCTGCGCAGCATTGTAAAAAGCAGCAGCAATTGTAATAGCTTTATTCAATGGAGTCCTGGCTTGTTGTATGTCTCCATAGATTTTATCTATAGCCTGAGTTAAGGCCTTACCATGGTATTTATCAGTAAAAGCAGCAATATCTTCATAGATACTGGGATTAAGTTTAATCTTTAATAAAGCTTCTTTATTTAAATTTCCTTCAACACCAGCAATATTGGCAGGAATAAATAATGCTTTTGGGTTATTAGCTAAAGTATTAGTGTAACGAACAAGTTCTCTTAATTCATCAGCTGCAGCTGGACGAGTAGGGTCTTCTAAAATCTTTTCTAACTTAGCTTTAATACCATCTTCAATTATTGTAATGACTAAACCTCGTTTAATCTTACCATGACCGGAGCCATATAAAGCACCTACAGCTCTATTCTTAGCTAATTTACGTACAGCCTTATCTAAGAAGCCTTTACTATCTGTAAGTTTTCCTAATAAGAATTCTGCAGCTTCCATGCGTTTATAAGTTGCAGTATCCTTAGCAGCGATCATAGTCTTTTTTAATTGGTTCACTAAAGCGCCCCAACCGGCCCCAATAGATTGGTAAGGATCATAAGGAACAGTATCTGTTTCTACAGGATTCTCAGTAAACACCATACCTTCACTGGCCGCAATACCTAAATTCTTTATAGTGGGTAAACTTAATAATAACTGGATACCGCCAATAGTTGGTCCATTTGCCTGACCATCAATCTCTACTGGAAGAGAAGTGGTAAATTTACCAGCACCTGCTCTTTGAAATCTTTGGTACTCAAGAAGACCTTTTAAAGTATGAAGGTCTTCGCCACCTTCTTTAATACCGGCTAAAATATCAGCCTCTAAGTCTGGTTGAGCTTTACGTAAGGCTACCATCTCATCTGGTGAGTACTCTGTATGCTGTTCTGCGGCTGATAGGAATACATCAATAGCAGCTAAAGCAGATTGTATTACTGGACTTTCTAAAATATCAGTTGTTTTTTGTTGCACTATAGCCATAGATGCTTCTTTAGTAGGATCCACTCCTAATGAGAGACCTACTGCTGCTTTAAATAATTCAACTACTTGTTCGTCTGATTTATCAAAAGTGGCTTCCCAAGCTTTATTTTTAAACAGAAATCTATGGGTCATGCTATTTTGTGGTTGAATAGGACCTGCTTGTTGCATTCGTCCAGTAGCAATAAAATAAGATTGTATAAAGAAATTTGAAGCATACTTAGCTGTTTCTTTTTTAGCATTGTGTAACCAGAAGCGTACTGCATCCAGATCAAGTTCAATTTTACGATTAATACTCTCTCTGTGTTTATGTCGGTCATGTGTTGCATCATTAATGTTTACTGCACCAGCTGCAGTTCTCTGTCCAGCATTAGTCAGAAAAGTAAATATATTCATAACACCATGGGATAATCCATAAGGTTGTTCAATATATTGTTTTAAATTATTGGTTTGAGGGATTGTTGCAAATTCACTTGTTCTGGCCAATGGCCACTTTTCTTTATCATTTTCCCAGGTGGGTTTGGTAAAAGAGTAGTCTAACGGATCTGCTGTTAATTTAAATAATTGTTCCCAGACACCTTTACCATATTCATAATCTGTTCGTGTCTGGGTATTTGCATTTGTTAAGGCTTCAAATGAAGTCCCATCTTTTAATGTAACAACCTTACTAGCAATACGAAAGAAATCTACTTTAGTAGTGTCTTTTCTGTCTATAACATCTTCTTTGGCTACATCTAGTCTTTGATCAGGAAGAATAAAAGTATTTATTAATTGAGGAGAGAGTGGAGCTTGTGGAGTATTTAACATATGATTACGTAAACCATAGAATCCTAAAGTAATCTTTTCTGTTTTTACAGGAGTACTGGGTATTCTTCCGGCATTAACTTGAGTACGCTCTACTCGACCCATACGATCTAATGTAGCCAATAACAGAGTACCAAGATCTTGTTCAATGAGCTCTCGGTCAAATACACCAATATCTTGAGTAGCCTTGATCTCAAACATCTTAATAACATCTTTACCCAGCGTTCCACTCAAATAATCTTTGGAGGCGCCAATACGACTAACCAAAGCTCTAACATCTTCAGAGATTTCCTGACTCTCTTTAAGATTAAATATTTTACGAATACTTTTGTCATCATTTATTAAGGTTTTAGGACCTTGAGTTGCTAACCACTTCCAAGCAGTAGCTGACATGGCCATAAGAAAGTTAGGATTTAGTTCACCATTAACTCTAAAATAATTAACAGCATCTTCATAAAAGAATTTTTCATTTGCTTTTGGTTTAAAAGTTTTAAGTAATGTAGCAGAGAATTCTTTATTAAACTTCATTAAAGCAATTGCTGCTTTTTCCTGATCTGGATTTAAAGAATGATTTTTAGATAATATCTTTTTACGCATTGCTGCAACAAAATCAGGAATCTTATTTAATAAACTCTTAGGGCCGGCTTTACCATAAATTGGTTTAAAAAAAGCTCTAAGCGTATTAACCCATAATCTGTTATTGGCTAAATCAGTATTATTTGTGTTACCTGGGGTAAGAGATTCTCTATCAATACCTGTTTTATCAGTTAATTGTTCAGCTAAGGGTACATGTTTTTCAGAAGCCTCAGTCTCGTCTGCTGCGTGAGGCGCAGCATCCTCGGGTTGAGAGGCTTCTTGTTCAGTAGTAGATGGCTCAGACTCAGAAAATGCCGACGCGTCGTCAGCATTTTCTTCGGGTTTAGAGCCATCTTCTTTCTTTGGTTTCTTTTCAGTTGCATGCTTTGTTCTAAGTACTGCTTCAATTTCTTGTCTTCTGTCAGTATTAGTTTTTTCAGTATTCTGATAAAGAGTTTGTAATTCCGCTTTGGTCATTTCTTCTAATGTTAAGAATGTTTCAGATTCATCCTGACCAAAAAAAGTATCTTCCTCTTCAACTACAAAATCTTCTTGTACTGGTGTAGTTGTTTCAATATCTTGGTCTGTTTTATAGGCTTTTAAACCTAATTCTTGTGCTGTTGCAGTAAGAACTTTACCTGTATTTGTTTTTATTTCAATACTATAACCAGTAACAGTTTTTACCCCATTAACTATACTGAAGCTATCTGGAATCACATTACCAGTTACCTGAGCTTTAAAGGTACCAGTGTATTTAGGAAAATCAACAGTAACCCATTTTCCTTTATTTGTTTTAACTAAAGAAGTTATTTCTTGCTCAGCACTCAAAGGTTGTTCATTACTTCCGACTTCCTCTGAGGAAACATCTTCCGCTGTCGCTGCAGAAATTTCCTCCTCCTCAGTCTCAGACTGAACAACCTTTTCGGCAGTAGGCTGAGCTTGGGGAGGGGTGATCATATCCTGTGCAACTGAAAGAGCTTCAGACAGAGAATCAGCCTCACGCTCCATGGATTGAATTGAAGCTTCAAAGTTTGTATTAAAGTCATAATCGGCATTATAACCAATTGATGCACGTTCAGTGTTCAGTTGTTCTAAGAATTTCTGATCAGCCGCAGAGAATGTTTTAATGACTGCTTCTTGTTCTTCAGTTGTTTTAGCTTTTGCTTTAATTACTGCATCCTGAAGTCTACGAAATAAATCAGCTTTAATGGCATGTCTTTCAGTGAATGCCTGAAGATCTGATAACTGAGATTTAGCTAATTTGGTGTCCTTATTTTGTGTTGCAATGGCTATGGATTGCAGGTAGCCCTTGATACCTTTAAATTTATCTTTGATTCTACCATTGATAATATCTTGGTTCACCTGCACAGATGTCTTATTTATAGGGCTTTTTTGGCCCTCTAGAGTCGCTTTGGCACTTTTCTGATAGGAGAGTATGCGTTTGAGCTTAACCTTCGTTATACCGTCTATTTTGGGGTTATTCAGGACCTCATTGATATCAGCATCTGTAAAATCACCTTTTGAACCAAAAACAGTAAGAATAGCTTCCTGGATCTTAACAGAATCAGAACCCTTAAGAATTGTCTTAACTTCTTTGAGTTTCTCAGGTGAAGCAGTCTCTTCTCGGCCCATACTATCGATGACCGGTACTATCTGATCTATGATGGCTTTAGAGGCCATGGCTTGTTTCATTGCAGAGACGGCTAACTCACCCTCTTCTTTAGTAAGTTCTCTTTCTTCTTTAATTGCCTGGTACTTCTGTACTTCTTTAATTTGTTCCTGGAATTCAGCGTCTACTACATTATGGATCTCTATTGCTTTATCATGATTGGTTATTTTAACCGATGGATCCAGATCTTTCTTTTGATTAATCTGTTGTAATGCTTCAGCTGCCAATACAGGATTATCTTTATGCATGGAAATGTCTTCTGTTTCAACAGCAGCTGATAATTTATCTTCATAACCTAATTGTGCTTTAGGATTCGCTTTAACCCTGAGAGCTTTACGTTCTGCTTTACGTTCAGTAGATTCTTGCTGTTCCTGTTCTGACCGAGTAAATATTCCACCGACACTAACAACCGGTCCACTAGCAGCCCCCATCATACCAGCATCAAACTGTTCTCTACGGGAATCAGCAGAGAAAGGATTCTTACCGGTACCCCATTGTTCGATGGCTGTTTGCGCGTACTCTTCAGCAAACTCAACAGGAGCAACTTTACCAGCGGTTACACCAACTCTAGTAGCTTTGCCAGCCACACCACTTACTTTCTTACCTAACCCACCAATGGTACTGAAACCACCTTTTAAAGCTTTTACATTAAACAGTAAATCTAAGTATTCAACAGCACCAGCAGCTACAGTAGCAGTACCTGCTTTACCTATCTGTGCCCAGGTTGGAGCAGCCTCTTGAGCTAAAGTACCAAAGATTTCACCTGCTTCTAAACCAAAACCAGCAGAACCCATACCCAACTGAGTACCTACTTTACTGGTAAAAGAAGCGACTGCAGCTTTAGATACGGCTTCAGTAGCAGCAAGTTCTTCAATACTTGCAGTAGCAGCTCCCTTTCCTAATTTAGTTTTAGCTATTCTTTTAGCTTCTTTTTGAACCAAACCACTCATAAGTTTACTAACGGCTTTCTTGCCTGTAAACTCTACTACATTTTTGATTACTCCTGCGCCTAATAAAAGTCCAGCGAGCTGTCCACCAGTATAACCTACTGCATGGGAAAACCAAGCGGTCATGGCGTCAAAGTCACCTTCTTTAGCTTTTTCATAAGAATGTAGAAAGGAATCAGAAGCTTCTGCTTGAGAGCCAATATCTTGTTCAATCTCGTGATACTTACCAGCAGCTGCTTCTTTAATCTTGGTAGCAATACCACCTTTCCCTACAATCTTTTCAGCAACAAGGGCCCCACCAGCCACTACACCAGAGGCGAGCATTGGAAAACCTTTTGCGGATTCTACAAGGCCTCTACCTACTCTTTCTATATTAGTTGGTTTAGGGGGAGTAAAAATTGTAGTAGGATCAAGGGTAATATGTTGATTTTGCTTTTTAGTAGTACGTTGTCCAAGCAAACTCTTTTTAAATTCAGTAGTAGAAATAAGATTATTTTCTTTTTTTGTAAGAGGAGAAATATCTTGTGGAAAAAATTCTTGTTCTATCTCTTGTTGACGAGCTGGCTCAGCATTTTGAAAATCTGAGTTTGCTCTGAGTTCATCAATAGTAAAGTCCATAGAATTCCTTGTATTATTTTGAAACAGCAATTTGGTATTGTTTATACTCTTCAGGCGTTAATTGAATACGTTTACCGTTTTTATCTTTAAGAAAAAAACGAGGTTTACCTGCGTTTTTAATAGTATCCTGTTGAGCTGAAACTACAGAATCACCAAAACCTTTAGCGCTTTTAAGGGGCTGTGTAAGAAACATATTTTGAGCTGTTTGTAATGCAGGTTTAAGGCCGTGTTTCCAAAAATTAACTAGATCTTTTCCTCCTTTTTTCCATGAATTCATGCTTTCCTGTAACTGATTAGTAGAATAGCTTATTTTATTATTGCCCGTTTCTACTTCAATTTCCCAATCTGTGATATCTGTTGGTAAATTATATTTTGTTTTTAAGTGCTCTGCTACTATTTTCACTGTATTAGGATTAGCTACTCCAGGAATAATAGCAGAAGTATTTGGATTTTTTGAAGGTTCTGTGTGTCTATTAATAAGAGAGTTTTTAAATTTCTCAGTAGTAGACTTATTTATTGCAGCACTAATATCTTGTTGTTTGGCTTTTTGCCAGCGTTTATTAAAAACATCGCCTAAATAATTTTCTCCAACACCAGACATTTCTTTTGTAAGAGCCTCAGTTGTTTTACCCTGTCTATTATTATGAGCCGTTATGTTTTCATAATATTGTTTTTGTGCTACAGCAAGATCAGTCCTAGCGTTATAGTTCTCAATAGCATTACGTGTTAACCTGATTAAATTAGTATTAAAATCTTTTTCATTTAGACCATATGTACCTGCACCTGCACTGCTAGAAGATAATTTTACAGACTCATTAACAATTGCTAAAGCAGTTCGCTGATTAATAGCACCACTATTCATAGCTGCTTTTAGTTCTTGTTCAACAACATTAGCTGCTTTTGTTCCAGTAGCTGTAATACTGGGATCAAACATGCTCATGACAGCATTAACAGTTCCGGCAAATAAACCTTTCTCAAATCGTTCTGAAACTGCATCTAAATATCCTGAAGGACCTTGTTCTGTTGCTATAGCCTGATCCATAGAACCTTTTGGTAATTCAGTACGATCAATACGAGTCTGTAATTGAGCTGCAGTATTCTTATAATTAGCTTCTATTAGTTTACCGGCATTAACCATCTCACCAATGTAACGAGTAAATTCTGCTTGTTCTCGTGGATTAGCTGTAGCAAATTGTCGATAAGCATTAGTTATCTGGCTGGTTAATCCAGGAACTAATTTACCTGGAACTCCATTTGTTGCAGCCTGAACAGCTGATTCTAAACTGCCTCCGTTAAGTAACTGCTGTACACCGGCTCCAAAAGAATTATCAGTAATATCTTTTTCTGCTCTAAGTTTTTTAGCCCGGGTATCTGCTTCATCTAATAGTTTATTATTAAATTTAGTTGTTGCAGCAATAGTTAATGCCTTATCATCAAGGATATTGCCATGTTTACTCTTTAATTGACTTATGTGAGCATCAAGATCAGTACGATTCTTGAAAAGAGGAATATCATTAATTATACCTTGCGTAAAATCTGTTCTTTCTTTATTAAATCGATTCTGTAATACCCCAGCTCCTTGTTCCCACTTAGAAGCCTGTTGCAGTGCCCAGTCATTATCAGCGCCTTTAGCAATCAGATTTTCATATACAGCCTTTGAACCAAGAGTAATATCTTTACCATCATTGGCTGCTTGAGTACCAATCCCAGAGGCAATACTGAGTGCATCGGCCCTTAGATCAGTACGAGTATCTGATATACCTGCTTTAAGTTTTTCCGGAGAGTACATCTTACCATATTTTTGTTCCATGGTACCAATGTCAAACTGACCTGCATCTTCTGCTTGGTTCAACTCACCAAGAGATTTTAACTTTTGTAAGTTAGCTTGGATACCAATATCAACATTTTCTCCTTGTTGAATAAAATTCTCTTCCTGGAGTTTTTGATGATCGGTAAGTATTTTTTTAAAAGGATCAAACCCACTAATAATATCTTCATTAGCATCACCTATTGCTTCCAGTGGTCCTTCAAAGGAGGGTGCATTTACATTCCGCCAAGTAATCTGAGCCATTTTGTCCCCCTACTTAGATATTAATAGTTTTTTTCTGGTAAGAAGCATTGGCTAGTTTTCTTGCATTTTCACGCCAATTAAAATCTGCCTCAACTAATTGTTTCTGAGCAGCATAGTTTTTATTGAATGCTTGCTTCTGGAAGTTAAAAGAATCTTCAGCCAGTCCTAGTTTCTTCAAACCAAGATAAACTTTAGCTCCCCCTTCAAGAGCATCAAATGCTCCACCAGCCCAACTACCATGTTTCATTTTAGTAAGAGGATCTTGGTATCCGCCAAGGTGTTCCATACCAGTAGCTCTATATCTGCCAAACTCATCAACACCTCCTTTACCCCAAAACTTAAATCCATCGTAGTCAGGAAGATTAAGAGGATTAGTGTTAAGATTTGCTAAATCTCCTAAACCAAAACCTTGATTAACAAAATTCTGATTCTGAGAAGACCCATATGTTTTGCCTACATCGGTTTTAAATAAATTTTCATCTATATCAAAATCAAAATTAAATTGACCGTTATTGTTTGCCATAGTCAGTCCCCTTATTAAAATTTATTTATTTATTATTAACCTATATTTGCCATATTAGCAAAAGCATAATTATTTGGTTCAGGTAATTTTAAAGACATATCAAAAAAATTAGGTACGATATCATGTGCAACAACAGTACCTATATTGCCTGCATGAATTGTGTACTCATAAAACTTTTCTGGATCTGTTATAGGATGCTGTAATAACCTGGCTGATTGTGCCATTAAAAGATTCTCAGCCAATAAATTAGGTTCAAGTTCTTCTTGAATAAGTGCTAACTCATCCCATTGCTTTTCTGCAGCCAATAAGAAATTATCATACTCTTGCTTTAGGTTTTCTAACTGACCGGCTATAAACTCATTACTCTTATTTAACAATGCAGGAACCATGGATAATAATATATCAGAAGTAAGCATGTCTTTACCGAATACAGATATACCAGAACTGGAGGGCCCTTTAAATGCTGTAATAGCAAAAATAAGAATTGCTAAAATTGCAGCACCTTCTGGCCCAATGGCTTCTACAATAAGCTGTACACCATAATTTAAAGCTACTCCAAAAACAACTTGAGGTAGGATAAAATTAATAACGGCCATATAACCTGCCGAAGCTGCAGTAGCAAGATCTAACAACCAAGGCTGAGCAGACCATAATGCAAAAGCAAGAGATGCAAATAAAAAGATAAATTTAAACAAACTAGATTCATACCATTTAAGCTTAACAACATCTACAGCATTAATAACCAGTATAAGTGCTTCTTGATAAAGTTGATTTTGCATTATCTTATTCATATTGAAAGATACACCGTAATGCACTGGTACAATAAAGTTTAAATTATCTGCATCATCGATTACATCATTAAGGTAAGTATTAACTGAATGCCCGGTCCATATGTCATTATTATGTCTGGGAGCGTATACAGTTACTTCTTTATATAAATTAGCTTCTGTCTGTAATTTGAAGACTACTTTAGAATTATCATCCCAAGAGCTTAAATTATAAACATCACCAACAGTATTCCGGGTAAAAGTCTTAGTGGCAGTGCCAATAGCCCCAATTGAACCAACAATAAAAACTGTAGTAATATATAAGAATTCAATTTTAAGTTTAAGGCCATACTCCACAAGAGAGGTATTCATGGTGTAGGTTTGTTTAGTATTAACATTTACTGTTGAATCTCCATTAAGAATATCATCCACATGGGTCCAAGCAGTAGCAGTTGTTAAGGCACCAATATGTTCAAAGAATTCTCCAAGGTACCAGATGCCTGCATTACTGGTAGTCTGCATATTAACCCCAAACATTACATAAGCATGATCAATATCATCTTTATCTGGGTTATCATTTATTTGGGTCGCAATCTCATCAATATCTAATTTTATTTTCTTTAGTAAAGCTTTACCGGTAATATATTGTTGAGTACTCTGATAGGGTGCAGAAGTTAGATCAATATTTACTCTTCTAATAGGAACCACTGGCATAAAATCAGTAGAAGTTTGTATTGTAACGGTACCACTTAAAGCTGGATGTGTGCCATCGGAAAGTTTATATGCCCACCATTTGAGTGGCAGGGTCGTTGCGCCACCAGCATCCAGCTCGTAATAAGAGGCCATACAGTATTCAGCACCTAATTCATAGCTGGAACTGATTACCTGGTCTTCATTGTAATAAGTAGCAGGATCTGATTCAACGGTAGCATTAGCCTTTGAGTGGAGAACAACGTAAGAGGTTAGAATTTTATAAGTAATGGTAACTGTAACATTATCTGCAGCTAAAGACAGTTCATACAAAGTGACTTTATTAATTGCTAAGGCACCAGTGGAACTAACAGTAGGAATAGTCATTCCTGCAGGAAAGGTAGTTATTTCTTGAGTTAAATAATCATAGGTTCGGTCAGCAGTTAAAAATGGTAGAACAAGATAGTAGATCGATAAAGGATCTGTGAAGTATGCTTCAACTTGTACTCCAAGGGGTAAGATCATATCAGTAACAATTGCAGCTGCAACATCAGCTTTAGGGGCGGTAAATAAAGTATCAGTAGTTCCTTGTGGTAAACCAAGAGTATAAAACTGTTCAGCATAGCCCATAAAGCCGGCTACTTTGGTGGCCATACCACCTAGTACAATATTAGTTAAACTGTTGCTTATATTGTTGCCAGATAAAACGGCAGAAAGGACAGCATTCTCTACAGGAGAATTATCAGGCTCCATAAGCTGCATTGTTGCGGTTGCTACTGTAACTCTAGTTGCCATAAGCTCCTACAGTAATGGGGGCTAATTAAGCCCCCATTAGTTAATTAAGGAATTGGTGTAACATTTGCCCCAGCCAGAAGAACATCCAACATTGCACCAAGATTAGGATCATCTAAACGATTGGCTGATTTAACTGTACCAACACCCATAGTAGCAGAAACTGACCAAGCATCAACCATAAGCTTAGCTGCTTTCTGTTCTGCATCCCGAGTAAATCCATCAGTCTGAGCTTGGAATAAAGCTTTCTGTTTACCAATTACTCCAGCAACGGCTACGGCTCCAGCAGTTAAGTCTTGAATCTGTGCCAATTCAGTAGCTTTCTTTTGATCTAACAAAGCCCATTCTGATGCTGTTTTAATAACTTGAGCAGCAGCTAAACCAGAAATGATAGAAGTGCTGTCCATTTCACCTAATGTTTGTGGTTTAACATCACTGGTATTAGATAGTTCAGTTACTATTTTTTGCTCAAGTAGACGCTCCTCAGTAATTGAATTTAAAACATCTTGGGTCATTACTGCTACTTCTTGATCAATTTTAGTTTTCTCATTGGTAACTTTACCAGTTTCAGCAAGCAGTAAAGCAGTTTCCTGATCAACCTTTAATTCCTGGGCTACTAGTAGCAGTGTTTCTTTATCAACTTTTAATTCCTGAGAATTAATCAGTAAAGCTTCTTGGTCTACTTTTAGTTCCTGGGAAATTATAAGAGCTTTTTCTTCATTAACTTTTAGTTCTTGAGCTGTAATGAGATCTGTCTCTTCAGTTGTCTTCAGTGTAACTTGTGCTGCTTGAAGTTTTTCTAAAGCCACAAGGCCTTCAACAGCCGTTGAATCATTAAAGCCTAAACCAGCTAATATCAGTTCATCAGTCTGGGCAAGTTCAGTAACAGTCTTTTGCCGTACTAAGCCGATTTCTGCCCTTATCCGTTCACTGTTTTGATGGTTGGTTAAAAAAGCAATTGACTGCTGCATAACAGCACTGAGAGCCCCTAAATAGACCTTAGAGTACTCATCACCAGTAATACGGTCATTATTGTATTCATCAAGCAAATGAAGCTTAACAACAGCCATAAACTTATCAAATACCCCAGTACCTGTAATACTACTGGTGGTCAGCTGCTCAACATCCGGTACAGCCAAAGTAACATTTGGTTGTACTTCGATTGGATCAAGTTCTAAGTTTGCCATTTATGACTCCTAATCTTCTATTCTATTACCCATCGCCTGGCGTTGGGCTAGGTCTTTCAGTTCTTGTGGAGTTAAGGGATCTAAAATTTCAATTGCAAATTCTTTAACCAAATGGCCTCTTTTCTGTTTCTGGCCATTGGGTAGTTTAATTTCTTTAAAAGCCTGGTATTTTCGTTCCTGCACCAATCTTAAAATAGCTGCTGGTACATGATATCCGACTTCAGTATTAAAAGGAACAAACTTTTTAATAGTACCAATAACTCGATTACTGATACTAAGTATTTCTCCAGGCCAATCTTTTTTGTTTGGATTCATGCATGTTAAATTTATACGAACTAACCGGTTTGCTGTTTTTCTCAACCGGGTATTACTTTCCGCTTTACGGGTTGCTTCTGATTTCTGTTTAAATCGAGGCTTGGGTTTCTGTACAACCATCTCTTCTACTTCTTCTTCCGAGTTGAGTACTGCATTGAGTTTTTCTTTCAAAGACTTTACTCCAATTGAAGGATGAAATTTAATACCCATTAGTGTTGCTCTATCTTTTAAAAGACTTAATTCTGTTGCTTGCTTTGCCATTTGTCCACCTTTATTTGTGTCAGGTTACTGTTAAAGAAACTCTTCCCCTAATTAAAGGGGAAGAGAGTAAATTACATTTTACTCAACACTTAGTGTCAAGTTGATTTTACCACTGTGCAACAGTCCACAACACGGCCAACCGTTCTGGGCGCAAAATCATGGAACCGTAGTACCATTTGATACTCATAAGCCCAGATTCACCGTAAGGATCCTGCGTGGAAACCATCTCTTTACCTGGTTTCTTATGGAAGATGGTAAACTTGGTGCTTTTACCGCTGGTCTGGAAACCAATAGTAGTAAATGAAGCATCACCAACAACAAGCATCGGATACGCATCATAATAACCATCAGTTACACGATAACCAGAGTTAACACCCTCAGCGATACCTACGGAACCGGCAGCACCGTTATGGTGCATCATCTCAGGAACAACAACAATTCTGAAATGTCCAATGGTACCGATTTCACCATTAATCTCAGAACCAGCAGCCGCATAATGTGCCAGCGGGATAAATGCCTGGTTACTGAAATGATCAGTCATCTTTTCAATGGTAGGAATCAACTCAGAACCAATATATATAATACGGGCGGAGTTAATAACCTTTGTATCAACCATTCGGGAACCGGTTATAATCTTGGTGTTCTTAGGACATCTGTTGTTATCAAGATCAATGGAAAGCTTACTTAGATCATCATAATCAACTTCAGTCAGGGTAGAAGCAACACCAGACATATCCTCTTTACTTAAAGCATCACCGGCATAACGAATAACACCAGCACCGTTAAGCAGATCAATCTGCAGAGCATCCTCGGTAATTTCATTGGCACCAAAGAGCATTTCACGGTTAATATGCATGGCCATCTCAGCATCAGTATCAAAGTCCAGAGATTCCTGGGTGTACTCATCAAAGAAACCAAATTTCTCAATAGATCCTTCCAGAGTAATACGTTTGAAACCAACACGGTTAACTCTTCCACCAACCTCGGTCAGTGCAGGGAGTTTACCGGAGATATAACCAACATCTTTACTGGAACCATAAAGATTACCAGCACCATTTACAGAAGTGTTCAGGGTTGTTTCATAACCCAGATCGTAAATAGTATTAGCACCTTCTACAGTTTCTGCAACAGACTCAGTACCAGTACCAGCTATTGTACAGGCTACACGACTAGCCTGATAGCCAGCACGATCAAAAGTTGCAGTAAGAGTTCCACCATTAGTACCGGTACCGGTAGCAAGAGCAAGGGTGAAAGGCATAGCTGCGTAGTTTGCAGCATTTGGGGATGCAATCAAACCAGCCAGAGCAGCATCAATAGTCTGAACACCAGCCATAGTAAATTCAAGATCTACTCCATCCCAAGTGATAGTAATTACATCATCAGTAGTAAGAGTAACCAGGGTAATAGTATCAACCTGAATTGCTTCACCGGTAGCTGCCTGAATGGCATAATCGGCTGCAACAGAAGCATGGGCCATGGTTGCATACTGATCAGGAAATTGTGATTGGATCCAGGCAACAAAAGCTGTCTTTGCAGCAGTAATAGCTGTTGCATCAACTGATGCATGGTTACCAACAAAATATTCTTTCATTCCTGCGCCAAGGGTACCTTCACCGTCCGGACCTGCAACAGTAATGGTAGATTCAAAAGTCGTTGTTGCACCAGCAGCATCCAATCCCTGATCATTGATATTCGCATCATCAAGTAAAGGCATGTAATGGTACCGTTTAATTGTTTTACCCATGTGTTTGGGCATGGCCGTTACATCAGCCAACTGGGAAAAGTACTGTTCTTTTTTCAGCTCAATAAGAGCTTTTTTCTGATAATACTCAGTTACTAGCTGAGTACCTATATCAGACGCCGCTCCGCCTGTTACAAAGCCTCGTCCACCGTCAGGTAGTGCCATTTTATATTTCCTTGTTTAATAGATTATTTTACTTTAAAATCATTAGGGTCAATTTTAGCAAAATCATCATCAGACATGGATAAAGGATTATACGATACGACTGCTGGAGTACCTTTACTCTTAGTAGGGCTAGCAGCCTTCTTGCGTTCTTTCCGTTTTTCCTCTGCTTTAGAATCGATTTTAGTTGGAGCAATAACTGGTTCAGGTTTAGTTTCTGTTACAGGAGATGTTTCCTCCTTTTTAAACTGCCCTGCTTTGTATAGCTGATCACCCATCTGTTTATACGCACGAATATCAGATATCCCAGTTAAATTCCCCATGCTGCGTTCATACTCTACGGCTTTCATGACTTTATCATAGGTCCCATCGGCAACGTGCTCATTGATTGTTTTAATAATTTGAGGTGAGTTGGCAATGATGTTACGACTGTCTTGATCCCATACATTCGTTATTACATTCAGGGTATCCTGATAGGTGGGCGTACTATGAATATCTTCAAGTACAGCGTCTAAATCAAGTTCTGATTCATTAACAGTATGTTGGGTCGGAGTATATTTACTGTCATCTTTAACATTTACATCCAAAGGATCCATACCACTGTCTTTAACCAGTTTAGTAATTGCCTCTGGATTTTTGTTGTGTAGATCAATTAAAAAGTTAAGATCATTCTCTTCCATCAGGCCATTCTTTTCGAGTAACTTAAGAATGCGCATTGAAGGTTTAAGACCGGCCATCTTCTTATGATAATTGGCTCCCATCTGCATAAGACGGATAGCATCATCAGTATTCTTTACAGCCATGTCATAACCATTTGCTTTAAATGGAGCAGTGATCTTTTCATACTCAGCTTTATAATCAATCCCCGCTTTATCAGACTTTACTTCTTTGTCTTCTTTTTTATCTGTTTTAATTTTTTTATCCGAATCCGCCTCAAGGTCAGTTTCAACCTCCTCTTTTTTCTTTTCTGGTTCTGGCTTCTTCAAATCTTTATCTTCTTCTGAGAAAACTTTACTGGCTTCTTCAGCTGCAAGCTCTTCAGCCTTTTTATTAGCAGCTGCATCAGCTTCTTCCTGGGCTTTTGCTTCAGCTTCTGCATCTTCCTCAGCTTTTTTAACTGCATCAGGATCAACCTCTTCTTCCGGCTCTTCCTCAACAATTTTTTCTGTAAGTTCTGGAGGACCCTCTAATTTAGCAAAGTCTTCATCAGACAATTCCAGTGCCTCAATCGGTGCTTCTTCCATTTTTGTTTCTTCGGCAACAGCCATGGGTTACCCCTCTTCGGCTAGGATATTCTCTAGCTCTTGTTCTGCACTAAATAGTGCTTCTCTTGCAGTAACACCAGTCTGTCTCACATTAGCCAAAAATTGCTGTAAACCAGCAACACCCGTAAGCTGACACTGAGCATGAGCCTGAACCTTTGGTTCCTGGGCCTGCAAACTAGCAGTAAACGTCAGCATACCCAGAGCAAAGTCCCTTAAATAAGTCTCAGTAAATAACTTTTTAAAGTGTTTGTTTTTCTCCAGGAAAATCAATGCATCAGCCAGTTCTACTTTGTCCCGTTCTGCTCTAATGTTTAACTCAATCTTTTCTAAATTTGTCATAATTTTATTCCTCTTTGTGTCCTCCTGCGATATGCTGCAGTGAGCTATTATAGGTTATACCTGAGTATAAATATACTGGTCAGGCAGTAGTATTTTTATTCATCCGTTAGATTTTGTAGTATATCTTCTGCGTCTTCCGCACCAGTAATTACTTTAAAGGCTTGTAAAGCCGCCATAGCTTTTGGGCCGAGGAGTTTAGTACCTGCTTTAACAAAACCAACTGCAGGTTTTACAGCTTTTCCTAAACCGCCAGTAAGAGCATTAAAAGGGTCCATTGTCACTCCTGCTGCTGCCTTTTTAGCTGCGTTCATTTCTTGCCAAGACTGCGTTTGTTTAGCTCTCCAATAATCCTCAGACGATTGCCCTACTTTTTGGATAGCATTATTTTCAAAAGTTCTACCTAAAAATTCAATGTTACCCCCGACATTAGCCATAAACTCTTTAGCAACATCTGGACCAAATTCATTAACAGTAAAATCTAAAAGTTGCTTGCCCACATTAGCATAGTGTTCTGCAATTATAGTGTGCTCTGTTTTGGGATCCACTATACTTTTTTGGTTTTGTGCTATTTCTGGATTACGAATCCGTTCTTTAGCTACATCTGTTTCTAATAGTTGCTGCTCTGGAGTGGGTCTAAAAATCCAATCTGGTACTTTTTCATCAGGTGTCTGAAAAATATTCATAATTATTCTCCTACTGTATCTGGTTTAACGGTATCGGATATAATTTTAGTAGTCAAATCATTTTGTGCTTTTACATCTAACTTTTCCAACTCTCGGGCTTGGTTTACCCCGGATTCTTGCTCTAAGTAACTTAAATCTTTGTTATCAGCAGCACTGGAAATATCTCTTGTTTTAGCACCTTCAGTACCTGCTTTTGCCTCATTAAGCTTACCCTGAGTAATCTCACGATAACCCTTCTCCCCATTCAATTCCGCTTCAGCAGCATGCTTGGTTGCCAATGCTTCTTCTTTAGCAATCTGAGCTTTAAGTAGATATATTTCTAATTCTCTCTTTGCTTCTTCAATTGGATCAGGTTTGGGCTCATACTCTTCAATCTTTTTAGCCATACCAGGCATCTTTCTTAAAGTAGCAATATCAGCAAGAATCATATTCCTTAAATCAGGGTCCATATTATTACCGGTAGTCTGAAGCATGAAAGCTAATTCCTCTGCTTTCTTATTATCAGCTTCAGCAGTACTTATGCTTAACTCAAGATCAAAATGACCAGCAAGATCATCTCTACGGATCGGAATGAATCTTTCATTGGTTACTCTAATAATTTCTTCTTCAGATAAGAATTCAGCATTCATACTGATCATCTTACGACCAATCTGGATTATACCTAATGCAAGGCGCCTAAGTATACCAAATTCACGTTTACTAGCTGCATCTAAGGCATCCCTACCACCTCCGACACTATCGCCTAATGCACGGCTATTTATACCCGAATGGAAGGCCTTCACACCGGTAAGACTCTCAGCATCAGCATTCTGCATAGCAATCATATTGGGGGCTGAAGCAGGTATTTCCGGAAAGGAGTGCATATATACTGCTTGACGGGGATCCATTACCTGATTAAATACATAATCCTCACCCCTATCAAATTTACGTTTATTAGTAAAATCAAGGAAACCTTGTTGCATACCAGTCTGACTATTAGCTGATCGACCCAAAAGATCAATCATACCACGAGTGGTAGCACCAATAATCTGTTGATTCTCAATCAGTAATTCACCATCAGGTTGACCATAAAGGGATTTACGTACTGGTAAATACACTGCTTTAACAAAGGGATGTTCTTTATCCGGGAAAGGGTTCTCTTCCATACGGATCTTACGATCATTGACCCAAGCAGCAACAATGGGTACTACTGTACCATCACCATGGATATCCCAGTCACCCCAGTACTGTTGCACGGTAAACTGCTTACGGGGTTCATCAGTAAAATTAAAAGAATCATTATCAGGTGTCTCTTCATAATCCGGATCAGTTAAAGGAGAAGAGGCTTCTTTATTTATATGCTTTAAATTATGATACTTACCGTCTTTCTTTAAACCGGCTACTGAAGCTTTAAAAGTCTCACCAATAAAACCTGCCTTACGGATATCACCACCGCAGGACGGATCCATAACAAGATTTTTATGCTCCATCACTTCAAGAACTGGTTGATTCTTTGTTTCCTTCATTACTTTCTCAATACGAACACCAATTTGATTGGGTGTAACCGCCTGGCCAGTTGTAGCAAATATTTGTAATGTTTGATCCATCCCGGGATTGCTGTATTCTTCGTACACATCCCGGTTATCTTTCTTAAGTTGCAATAGCTGAATGTATTTAGGAATAGTTTGCTGCAGTACTTCCGGATCAGTAATAGGAATAAATTCGTATTCAGGAATCTCTTCCTCAACTTCCTCTTCTTCTGAATCCCAGCCTACTTTAACAATGACAGTACCTAGATCAACAGCATCCCGGATATAGGCATCAATAAAATTTACTTTATCTATCTTAGTATTAAACTGATTATTCAGTACCAGAGCATTTTGTTTAGCCCGGTCTCGGTCACCAGCAGTAATTGGATTTACATTAAAAATATCTGAAGTACTTAAGAATGGTTCAGATAAAGAAGAGTACCGCCATTCAGCCTGCTTCCGGATAACCTTGGGCACAACAGAAGATCTACCTTTTGCAGTGGTAATCTTAGCAGCTCCAGTAATATTTAAATTCTCTAACCAGGTATCAACATTATTGATATGCTTATCATAGTCCGACCGGGCATCATCTAAATTTTGTTTCAAATCAGCGATAGATGGCTCATTAGCCCAATCAGTAAGTTTTGTTTTAGCTGTATCTTCCATGTGATATATCCTATTTAAATATGTTTACTATTCTTTTGGAAATCTATTTTTAGCTGAACGACAAACAGCATCATATGCTTTAAGTTGCTCTTTACTTTTTTTTCTTTCTTTTGGGTCATCACTACGCAATTTAAACTGTATATCTAAATAATCATTTGAATCCGGGTATAACCACTTACGGAAAGTTGTATAGTATTTCTTTTTAAAAGCAACAGGTTCTTCACCTAAATTAATAATTGCTTTATTAAAATTATCTTCTGAATCTACATATTGTTTTAAACTGAACAAATTAGTAACAGGAAATTCTGGATAAGGTATTGTGGGCTCTGTAACAACTAAAGTTTCAGGATTAATTATACAAGTTTCTTCATACCTTTGATCACATAAAATTTCTGTGACTGGATCAAAATTAAGTTTAGCTTGATGAAGCGAACAACCTAAGTATTTTACAACTTTACCTGTTACTTTATTAAAAACTGTATATTCATTATTTTGCATAATTCCTACTTATATGAAATCATTACTATAATACAAGGATAGCCTGTTGCGCCACCTAAAGTACCCTGTACTTTAAAAGAATATGAACCGGCTGCTACTGTTGACCAAGTTCTGCCACCAGAGTACATTCCTCCCTCACCACCAGCAGACCATATGAGTGTTGTACCTGCATAAAAATTAACAGTACAAGTAGTATACCCTACCATAGAAAACTGTACGGATATGTTTGCAGTAGAATGTGTAGAAAAATTATGAGTTAAAGTGTAATCAGTAGAAAGTCCACTATCTCCAGTAATCTCTGTTGCGGCATTAGCGTCAAGTTTACCAGTATTAACAGCTAGATCTTGGATATTACCAGTAGCAATAATATCACCGGTAACAGTTAAAGTAGAGCCATTCCAAAGAATACTTTTGGAGGAATTACCAAAAGCTAATTTATAGGTCCCACCATCATAGCCCATCCAAAAACCAGCAGTTGGATCAGCATGCGAAGTTTTACCCCCTCTAAGGCTTCCAGTGGTTCCAACATTCAGTAAACCAGTATTAACAGAAAGAGCGGCTAAATTAGATACATTTATTTGGTTTGCAGTAATAGAATTAGTATAAATCTTTCCGCCATCAATAAAGGTTTGTCCTGGATATTTCCAGAGTACCGTTGAATTGTAGCCAAGTACCCCATTTGCAGCATCAGCAAGAACTGCAGCACCGCCATTTAATTCCCCAACAGTTATTGCTCCAGTATTTATTAAACTTGTTTGAATTTTAGTTCCTGAAATAATAGTGCCATCTAGGTTGCTAAAACCAACAGAAGATAAATAAGCCATAGCAGCTAAACTTAAAGCTGACTTAACAGATGCAGGATCTGCACCAATTGAACCAACAATTAAAGTTGTGGGGATATTTACATAAGTAGAATTTAAACTAATAACATCACCAGCTACTGAAAATACAGGATCAGCCGAAGTACTGGTTAACACTTTAAAAGTGTCAGCGTTAACAATAAATTCTGATTTAGTATCATCTGGTTGAGCTGTCCAATAAGCCGGGTCTACACCAGGAGCATTGCCTGCAGCAGACGTATGAGCCAAAATACAAAGATAAACTACATTACCATAAACAACTTTAATTTCTAATGGGTAGTCTTCGCCACTGAGCCAAATAGGATTAAGTAATAACTGAAAACCGGTTGCATAAGATTTACCATTACCATCTTCAACAATGTTTACTGCAAATTGATTAGCCAATAAAGTTTGGGTGGCCTCTAAAGAATATTTTGTTGCACCAAGTTTCGTGCTGTTGACTTGGGAAAGAATTTGATTAGCTGAAATTGTAGTTTCTGCAATATTTACTCGACCTGTAACACTATCAGTTGCAATTACTTGTAGATCAATAAGATCTCCTTGAATAGTAAGATTAGCTTGGTTTAAAAGCATTCCAGCATTAGTAGTAATTCTCTCTGAAGCCTCTAAAACAATACCAGCAGCATTAATATCGATAGAAGACTGCAGTGCAACAATATCACCAGCTGGTCCATTGATTTGACTTACATCACTTACTAATAATAAAATATCTGCAGCTGTTTGATCTATCCGAGATGTTTGCACAGCCAGATCTCCAGCTGCACTTATTTGTAAATCAATAACACTCTGACTAATTTGTGATGCTGTTTGCTCAATACTAGAAGCTCTTACTTCTAACTTGCCAGCAGTATCAGCTTTAATATCAACAGCAGTACTGGCAATTAGAGCATTAGTCTGTATTACTGAAGTATCTACTAAAGAAACCCCTTGTGGGTAGGTTAATAATAAATCAGTACCAATGGTTGTCCATAGAGCAGCTAATTTGTTTAGATCAGTCTCAAGGCTAGCAGTCATCTGAGCTGCTGTTAAGTTATTTCCTAATAATGCTACTAATTGATTGGTAGTATACACACCCCCAGCACCAGTAGCTCCAGTAGCTCCAGTGGCGCCTGTTGCTCCGGTATTGCCTGTAGGACCAGTAGGACCAATTGGACCACCAACACTTACTGTAACAATGGGTTTTTCATCACCAAGAACAGTAACCGGTGTTGCGCCGGTAACAGTAATCTGAGGGGTTACATTGCCTATAACTGTGACTTGAGAGGTAGAATTATCTGTAACAGTTATTGCAGCAATAGAACTATCAGTAATAGTTACAGTGGGTTGATTACTATTCACTGTAACGGTTACTACTGTTGGGACTACGTTTACAACAGCTGTATCGCTCATAATGTTATTTCGCCAGTAACCTTTACTAAGCCAACAAGAATCTTGTCAACCACTTCAGCAACTACCGGAGGTCCGACAAGAGCATCAGTAACTAGTTCCAGGTCATAACGGCCTTCATTAAAAGTTAATGCAGCCGTGTCAGCTGCAGAAATAAACATAGTAAGAGTAGTGGTTACTACTTCAATACCACCATTATCAGTTGTCAACTCTAACAGTGGTACCATTGGACTATTACCATGTTTTTTAATCCAAGCAGGTCTGATCTGCATACGTACCGAATCGTAAGTACTAAAATCAATTGCTATTCCTGCAGCATTCTCAGCATTAATACCTACTGAAAATGTACCACCTCTGTAAATTGTAATATCGTAATTACCAGGTACCATAATTAAGTCCACCCATTACTTTCAAATTTTTCGGAAGATTCCTCAGTCTTATCAGCCAAACCAAGTAACTCTATTTTTTTACATGAATTTTCATATTGGTACATAAAAGTAGTATAAAGACTTCGCTCACCTTCAGCAGCCTTAGAAGCCTTTCCCTGAAACACCCGGGCAGCAACATAAAGCAATAGGGGCTCTAGTATCCAACTAGGAAAGAATAATTCTACTTCTTCTGGATTAAAGTCATCTTCTACTACAATTTTGGGATAACTGGCCAAATAGATTAAAGTCAGAACTCTTAAAGGATCTTGAGGCGTAAGTCTTATAGTATCAAATGCTTGAGTGAACACCCCCAGATCCGGAAAACGTTTATCATTAAGATGGATTGGATCATCATCAGCATCAATAACTTCAGTAATCTTAATTATATCATCTTCAAAGGGATCATCGCTATCTTCAATTAAATAACCATTAGAGGACACAGCAGCTACAGTGCTGCTAAGGTAATCTGAACGAATTAAATAATGAGTAATACCAGTCTGTTCATAAAGATCAATTCTCTTTTCTTTAAGAGTAAAGCGCTTATAAATCTCAATAAGACCTAAATTTACATTACTAACTATCTTGGGATATTTTTCTTCGGTAATAGTGGATAACACTGAATTGCCTAGAGCCAAATTAGAAAATTCTCCAGAGGCTAAAGTGTCAAAAAACTCTTGTAAGGTAATCATGAGTACCCTCTACGTTAAATATTTAGTTTACACTACATAAGAATCAATTGTTGATACATTGTCTTCCTTCTCACTTTCATAAACATTATTTTGGTCTTTATGCATGATCACATTATCACTTGGTCTCCATACTGTCAAACTACTCAACATAGAAATAGTATCTATAAAGTCATCGTGTTTACTCTTCATACCGCTCGGAGAAACTAATTGCAACTCATTTATGCACTCTTGCATTGGAGGGGTGTCTTTTAATTCTAAAGGAAGATACATTTTTTTAGCCTTGAACCAAGGAACAACAATATTAAATCTAACCATTTTATGGGAGTTAGGTCTTATACCCGGCTGGTTACTATTATTGTCAGTTGCGAGCATAAAATAAATATTACGATCCATCATTTCACTTTGGATCCAGGGTATAAATCCACCTTGCTGGCCACTCACCTCAACACCTACTGTCTGGGGTTGCCACTTCTGAGCCAACCTAAATAAGTCATCAATGTTATGGTTCATTAACTGCTTTTTACAAATGCCATCGATCCAAAACCAAAAGCCTTTATTATTCAGGGCCCACACCGATATAACAGAAAAATCACTAGAACTCTTCTTACTGGTGGCAAAATCAGTAGTAATATAATAATTAAAGGCCCCTAAATTATTTAAGATCATTTCATGTTTATACCAACAAATATCTGAATCCTGGATTAACCTGTCTTCCTGAGACATAATTCTCAACATTAACTCCTGGTTAAACGCACTGATCTCACCATTCTCTGAGAGAGTATCATACTCCTGCTGTACAAAGTCAAAGGTAAACCTGTCCTCCCAAGCGCCTTTAAAGTCCTCTCTGGCACAGGGAAACTCTTCACAGATCGGATATACTCTGGTATTCCAACCACTACTGCCTGCAGCTTCATATAATGGGTCTCTTTGATTAAAAGGGGTACCGGTCCATATAACCATACGCTTAGCAGGATGCATAGCCTGTCGAGCAGCTTTATATATAATATTCTTTATATCCCGGGTAATAGTAGCTGATTCAGCATTCTTATCACTCATTAAATCGTCAAAGCCTGCCCAGGATGGCCTGGTCCCATATTCTTTAAATCCTCTCACACCGGTACTGGCCCCGAACCCTCTGACACAAAATCTATGGCCGGCAGCATTAATAAACTCCCATCGGACATCAGTAAAGTTTGCAGTAGGAATATAAGTTTTTAAGAATTCAGAATTATTATACCTGAACTCTAAATTCTTACGCATACTCTTAATACCGTTATCAATGGTGTCACTGATATACATTGCCACTGACACCTCACCAAAATCAAAGAATTCACCATATACTGCAATATATAAAAACATGTACTCATGTAGAGCAGTCGTTTTGGCACTGCCACGGAAAGACACAAATAGATTATTATTATTAGCATTTATATTATCGAGCATATCCATATGGAAGACAGGTGACTTATTTTCTTCACCTTCAGTACCATTAACTAACTTAATAAAAGTAATATAAGCCAGTGCTTCTTCTGACGGGACATAATGCTCATTGAAAAAAGAATAATTAACTTCATTAAGTAATTTTTCTAAAGATGGGTTATCTTTTAATTTATCAGTCATCATTCACCAACGTACTCTCAGCAATGGTCTTAACTGAGTGTGAACCATTAAGAATAAGCTCTTGCTGTTGCTTAGCTAATTTGAGAGTAGTTTCTCTTAAAGTCCTGATAGAGTCATCCTGTTTTACTGTAATATCTAACTCCAGTTTAGAGGATTCTGGGGGTTTCAAATGAACCATTACACTGTTGGCTGCATCAGATCTTACTTTCTCTGACTTGGCGTGGTGCATCAGATCAACCTGAGTATTCAAAGCATCCTGGTACGCGGGGGCATTCAGTACATGAAAGGGTACTAGTGTCTGTTCAAAAATAAGATTAACTAATTTACTCTTGTTATAGGCAGTGGTGTAACTCGCAATATCCTTTTGAGCTACACCATCTGCCAGAAAGCCTACATACTTATCCGGAAAGGTTTTGATGTAAGCATCTTTATTTGTATGACCCAATAACTTAAAACTAACATATTTCACTGCACTGATATAGCTGGTCATCTTAAACCGGCCTTCAGTCATCACATTGGTATAGCTTAACAGGTTCTCTCGGAAATGTTCCAAAGCCTCCGGATTCATCAGCATATCATTAATATCATCAATGATCTGAGGATTAACTAATTTCTTAACCGTTACCGGTAGTGCAGCTTTAAATTGTTCTTCAGTTATTGGGTCCATGGTTTATCCTATTTTATAATCATCCAATCATCAGCCAGCATATCAGTCTGTGAAGCTAACCAGCCTGGTAACCATTTCTTATCAGCAGTCCACATTGCAATATACGGAAGCGTTACAAGGGGTGTGTCTTCACCAATCCATTTTGCGGTTCGATCATTAACCTTTCTATCTGTCCCTTGTGTTGAGAAAGGAGGTAAAGTCATTCCAGTCATAAGTACCAACCACATATCTTTACCATTCCAACCTGCCCGGGCAACCTTATGCCCAGTTTTAAGTGCTGCAATAGCTGTTCCAAAGGTCATAGAATCTTCAAGTGATTTATAAGCTGCCTCAAACACATCCATTGGGCTCCATGAGATATAATGACAACCGCTTTCCAAGGGTCCATCAAATTTACCCTTAGCATTTGGATAACCTACCATATAGCCATCAGCTAATGGTTCATCCGGAACATCCATTCTCTGTGAATCACAGTAATCACCAAGAGTCATGGGTGTTGCTTTAATAATTTTTGTACCAATAAACTTTTCCATCTTTCCTCCTAAGCTGGTTCAAGGTTGTCTTCAAAATACTTACGAGCCACATACCACTGGTCAGCATGATTCTGTGGATTCCGGGCCACCATACCCATATCATTTTCAGGGTCATCTACTTCAGCTACTGAAATATCTGTTAAATCTTCTCCTTTTACATAAGGACGCATCTCAGATAAACCTTTTCTTTTGTACTGTTTAAATTCTTCCATCTTTCCTCCTCCTTGGGTTAGTGTATAGGGTAAGTATAGTCAAACATTTCTTAAAAGCAAGTTTTTTATTTTTAACTCTTTTAATTCTATCTCTAATTCCTTTAAAGTATTAAAAATAAAACCATCCTTTCGTTTTGGGAGTTTAACTTTAAAATCAATACGATCCATTGGGTAATTATAGCGTTGATCAACTTTAAAATTGTAATAACCAAATTGCTGTAACAACCGTCTAAAAGGCAAAGTATTTTTATATTTAGCATCAGCTATCATAAAGAATTCCCCTCTATTTTAAAAGCATCTATAGTAAAATTAGCATATTGGGGCTTATTTACCTTATCCAGCAATAGGTCTTTCATCTTTAATTCGTTATTATGTTTTTTAACAGCCTCAATACATTCTTCTTCTGAACCAAAAATATAAACTAACAGCATACCTAAAGACTCAACGTAAGCATGGCATGCACAGCTGGAGTCTTCTTTGTAAACACTGGCCCCAGAACGCTTATGCTTCACAGCAAACAAGCAGTTCCTTTCCCACTTCTTATCCTGGAATAATTCACGGTTATCAATCATTAAATTCCTTTGGTTTAGTTTATTTAAAATAATATTTTTTATTTATACCCCTTGGGAATACACTACGCAATTTACGCCGGACTCTCGCTGCGCTACGCTTGCTCGCCCGGTCTCATTGCTCCGTATTCCCTGCGGGTAATGGGGGTTGGTGTCTTACTATATAATATTTATTTTTCATTGGTTAATTCTCCTTTATTCTCCCACTGTTCAAGCACATCATCAAAAGTAGAGAAATCTGATAGAACTGCCCGGGGGTTAATCAAGTAATGCTGCTGTTTAATCCGTCTAACTAATCCCAAACCCTCAAGGGCTTTGTAGGCCACGCTTAACCGATTAATAGCAACTTTACCCTCTGGCCGGTAAACAGCAATATTAGTGTAAGGGTCTCTTGAATCAACCAACTCCCACCATAGCCAGGCTACCTGCTTAGACATAGCCTGAATGGTCTTATACAAATGTGGGTAATTCTTAACTCTGGTCTGGTAACGCATATTCCCTCCAATACAATCATAAGATGGTGTTACTACTTTATGCTTAACCTTCCGGCTAATATAAACCTCTTCATCATCCCCAATAACCTCTACAAACTGTGTCATAGTTTATCCCCTTATTTTATGGATAAACACAGCATACCATATAAAACATGTAAGTCAAGGACTATTTTCCCATAAAAAGTGTGGTAAGAAATTGCTCATAACTATTTGAAATTATTAGTGATTCGCAGATTGGTGACGTCTATATATATATTATTTGCGCGTACATGCGCGCGCGTATATAAGAGCATGCTGCGCATACCCATGTTTCGTTACGCTCAACTAAGAGCAACTAAAACTGAACCAAAAAGAAAGAACACAAGATCGGTAGATCTGTAACCGATTATTAAGGGTGCGCCAGAGGCGCGTAAAAAGAAAAAGGACCGAGTTTACCAAGCCCGATCCTTTTTCAACAACCACTAACCAAAAGGAGTTTAACATGTCCCATGAGAAGACATTAACTAAAACCTATACTAATTAAATTTAACTTGCAAGTAATAAAACTAAAAAAGAGTAAACTAATTAAAGTTCACTCTTTTTCAGGGAGGTTAAAAAAAGGCCCGTGAGAATCCTTAATATTACTATTATATTATATAATTAACTTAAGCAAGTAATTTTAATTTTTTGCAACTTTTCTCAAAAAATAAAATTTGAGTACACCGGTAGTTCGGTTCCAGGTTTTTGTCAAAAAAATAAATTATGTACAGATGAAGAGTTTGCGAGTTTTTTAAAAAAATAAAAATTACGTACACCGGTAGTTCTGCTCTGTAAAGAGCCTACAACACAAACCCACCCCCGGGTGCTTAAAACTTTAGGGCTACGTTTTCATCACCCACCATCTGCCTGGCCTCTGGCTATATCAATGGCACTAACGCCACAATCCCTAGCTAGGAGATTACTATCATGTTTCAAAATCTAACTCGTTCCATCACCGGCACCACTGACGCACTACTTGATACCTTGGACCTTCTTAAGATCAATGTAACTTCGCTTAAAGCCATAAGCGAAGGCGGTAACATCAAAGCTGAGGACTTCAAAGCAGCATGTATTGCTGATGCTGCGCTTGCTGCGGACAAGCGTAAGTATGACATCACAAAACAACGTATTGACCTCGATGCCAATATGCAAGCGCTTCTGGCCACTCCTAAACCTAAGAAATAACCCTAACCAGCCATACCCAGTCCATCGGGTATGGCTTTACTCTTTTACTACACAAAGAACACATTAAGATAGTTGCTTTAAGATTGCTGTTTAGCTCCGTGCGTAAGAGGTCGTAATTACCTGTAATAACACTGTTATTTAAATGTTTACACTGTTTAGCTTGATTTAACATAGTTCATCACTCCGACCATCGGTCACTATACCTACCCGACATACTAACACCTTCAGTCTGTATCAACACCTCTACCTCCGGTTATATAAACGGATAGTTGTTATAAAGGCAAGTTCATCCATGTGACATATCTCCGTAACGAGATATATGCACGTTGAACCAGCAAAGCATAACAACTGTTCCTTTGCTAGAAAGACATTACCGCCGAACGGCAATGAGCGGTAGTATCATGCATCGAAACTATAAATAAAGCCGACAAGCTTAGTGCACTTGGAACTCCCAACGCACTAATTCACACCTTGGACCGTGTGTCTTAAATTACTAACCAGTTGGTTAGTCCATTATTTGATTGACCAGAATGGGGAGGTGTTTGAAAAGAATATGCATAGCTCGTTGCTTAATAACTGCAAGCATATCACCTAAATCTACATTGGTCTAATCATCTTAAAGCTATAACCTCTGGGCAAGGTTAAAAGAATACTGCCCATTAATTTGCCCAACCTCCGGTTATATCAATGGAAGTATTAATACTTCTTTAAACTTAAATTAAACTATAGGAGCTTATTATGACCAGTTATGAAGTTGCCATGAATGATGGCTATTGTACATTATGCGGCGCTCATATGAATGACACATCTCAATGTCCATCATGTGGTTCCATCACTGAAGATCTAACAATTACTTGCCCTACTTGTTTAAGAAAACATAACCGGGAAGGTGGTGATTGCTTTCTACATTCTTATGAAACTGAATCATCTTGCCCGGCATTTGAGGATCCCACCATTCTTGGTAAATGCTATAATTATGCCGAAGTACCTGAATGGGAAATACCTTTCTAATTAAATTATATAAGTGTGGGCCTAACCGGGCTCACACATTAACCAAAGGAGATAGACCATGCGTAACCAAATCGGAGCACGTTACCTACATCACTGCATCAATCGTACTGATAAGTCATTCAATGGCATCATTAACATTGCCAACCGACAATATGTTAGACTATCAGCAACTACCCTTAAACGCACTAAAACAGGAGATAATCATACCAAAGATAACAGGTAAACTTAAACTTGCTTCTGAAACTTGGATTGAACAGAATAAACATACTTTATGGTGTAACTATGTTAAACCTTCCGGTGTTATTGATTTATCAATGAGAAGATTTAGCCCCTTTTAATGCCATCAAACGGTTAAGGGATCATATCATGTAAACTTGGCATACAACCCGTATTTCAATCAAATGACACCTTCCTATGATGATCCAGTGAAGGTTTTATATTTTTCTAAAACAGGAGACTTAAATAATGGAAAATCATTCAAGCAGTTCAGAAAATACAAAGAAAATAACCAGGTTTTGGGATGACCTTAAATCCGGGCATTTTGCGTCTATGATCAAGGAATCCAGTAAGGGCAATGCTTTATCAAATGCCCAGGAGGTCTGTAATATCATGAAGCCTTTCTTTGCCAGGCATGACGACATCGAAAAAATGTACTGTATCTTACTGGATGCCAAAAATCACATCATTGCTATCGAAAAGATGTTTTCTGGCTCAATCACAAGTTCCGCAGTATACCCCAGAGAAATTGTAAAAAAGGTGTTGAAAAATAAAGCTGCAGCAATAATTTTGACACATAACCACCCGTCGGGCTCCACAAAGCCATCATCTGAAGATCTTATGATTACAGCACGAATTGGAATTGCACTTTCAAGCATTGATGTAACCTTGCATGACCATCTGATTATTGGAGAAAATTATTACAGTTTTTCTGAACAGGGATGGTTAGAGAAAACAAACCAAAAATATCAGGATTTCATCTTTGCCAGCATCATAGCAGATTAAACCCAGTTCAATAAAAATTAATAGAAACCTTTTGGAGTTGTTCCAAAGGGTTTTTTGTTTTTGAATTAATAACCAAGGAGAAGACCAATGGCCAAAAAGCCTCATAACATTAAATTACAAGGCATCCTTCCTGACGGTCATATTGCTAAAACATCTGATGCTGACCAAGTATCAGCCTTCGTATCAATTGACCGCAAAGTATCTGTGGTAATACGCCCAGACAGAGCATTCCTTAGAACTCCCAAGGGTCACTATCAGCTTACCAAACATAAGAGTGCCAACCGGTACCAAGGCATTGTAGAGGGAAATAAAACCCACATAACCGCCAAAGCAATAGTTGGTAAAGTAATATGGTGGGCATAACTACAACAGCTGGAGGTCGAACAGGCCTCCGGCTATATCTTTGGGTATTAATATTAAATAAAGGAGTAATTATTATGGTTCAATCGTTTTGGGATAGGCCTTCACCGGTTCTTACTCAACAAGAGTTAGAGTATTGTAAAAGTGCCAAAGAATCTATTAGAATTAGGGGAGTAACTAACATATGTCCTTTCAATGGCAATGGCTGTTATACAAAGTGTAAAGCAATGCTACCAGCCTTAGATATCAATAAAACCTGTCCTTGTGGGTCTCAGTATAAACCCTTGCATCTTATCCGCGTACTTAATAAGTTAATCAGAGAGAATACTTACCGATTAAATAAAACAAAAGGAGACTGAACCAAATGCCAAAGTATAAAATACATTGGACAGAAATCAGACAAGTCAGTTATCATACTGAAATAATTGCTGATAATAAGATTAGTGCCCAAAAGATGCTCTTTCATGATACTGATGAAGTTAGATCATCTGTTGAGAAAGTAGATGAAGACTGCTTTGATTATATATCTAAAATTAAAATAGAGGAGATCAAATGACTATTGAAATTATGAATTTACGTAACAAACGGCCAACTTATAACTATGATGTAAAAATTGACCGTACATCTGTTCTTGGTAATCCTTATCACATGCTCAATGAGAAACAAAGAGATCTGGTATGTGCTCAGTATGAAGACTACCTGAAAATCAGAGCTGCAGCGGGTCATCTCATGGAGAATAGATCATTTATCAAGGAATTGGAAAGGCTGGTTGAGCTGTATAAAGAACATAAGCAACTCAGATTGTTCTGCTGGTGTGCCCCGAAACGTTGCCACGGTGCCTCTATTAAGCGTTGGGTACTAAACGAATGCCATAGTACCAGTTAATCACTTAAGGGTCTTAAATGGCCCTTTATACCCCCTTAAAAAGGAAATGAATATATGATGAAAGAATTAATCAAAGAAATCATAACTGATCCAATGAAATTAAAGATACCTTGTCGACCAATTGGTAAGCTGCAGAATAATGCTTTGCTTGATGAGATAGTTATGTATCTCACTGATACTTACAAAGCTAACCAGAAGAGATGCTTAGGTCTTGCAGCTAATCAGATAGGCTACCAGAAGAGAGTTATACTGGTTAGGATAACCCAAGGGTTTGTTATTATGATTAACCCGGTTATTGTACCCAGTCTGATCCATGGTCGGATTACCAAGAAAGAGAACTGCTTAAGCTTCCCGGGACAGGTATTCAGAGTTAAACGATATAAACGTATCAAAGTTATCTATCATCCGTATACCAAGGAACCAGTATTACAGACTCATAAATATACTGGTCTTGCTGCTCGTATTGTTCAACATGAGGTTGATCATCTTAATGGTGTACTCAGATGACTTTTAAGTGGGAACCAACTGATTCGGGTGGTATGCGAAGAGTCCGAGTATACAATATTTATGAGGCTATTGATTACATCTGGACAAACCAAGACAATGTAAAAGCTAAAAGTCATTTGCACAGAGATGCTAAAATGTGGAACATACTCTGTCATATTATTGAGAACAGCCCAGATACTGTATTTACTGTGGAACAGCTTGATAAGTTTTTACTGGTTTGTGAAGGAGTATACATTTAACCAAACAGGCCTCCGGCCATATGAACGGGAGTACATTACGTGCTCCTGTTTACATTAAACTAAAGGAGATTACCATGGCTAAGAAATTTGCATTTAACATTATGTCTACCAGACGGTGGCTCACCCGATGTGTATCAAGCTTATCAAACAAAGATTAGTTGATAAGGATCCTGCAGGGACAAAGTTCACTTTATGCTACAAACATTGGCACCAACAAGAATATAACAGGAGAGGCAACCATGTGTAAGATTATCGGATTTACCAAAAGAGTTGATGGCTATCGTACTGCTGCTGGTTTCATGAAAACTGAACTGTTTAAAACTGCTTGTAAACGTACAGCTGCAGACACTGAAACCAAACTGAAAGACCTTTATACCAAACGCCAAGCCAGTAAGTTCCTTAAAGGCAGAGGTATTGTATTTAACCACTTAAATTAAGAGGTTCTTATGTTTGATAGATTCTTGGTACTTGTAGGTATTGTTGGTTTGGTTCTGGCTTGTAATGAATCAAACTATTGGGAAGTTAATGTATTGGGTGTCGTGCTGTTAGCTACTTCAGTAGCACTCTTTAACTTTAAAAGCTAAAATGGGAGTATTCGCTCTCTATAAATTCAACCATTAATCAAGGAGTATGTAACATGGAAAAGAAAGGCAAAAAGAAAGACAAACAACGTGCTGCAGCATGGTTTAATTGGGAAGTTGCCCTTGCAAACGGTAACACCCTTAAGTCTGATCGTGGATTCCCTATCTTTCAGAATCCGGAATACCCGAATGCTAAAGAGGACATGCTTGTTACAGCAGCTGGTAAGACAAAGAATGGCATTCTTGAATTGACCATGAAAGTTCGTATATGCCTCAATGCTCCGGAAGAATCTACCATTACTGCCGATGATCTGTTTGCTTCCAATATCGGTGAATAGTGTTCAACCTGAAATTTGTTCTAAATCGGTTTACCGAGATCATAATTAATACTGAGGCATAATAAACCGTAATGGGCTATCCTTAATTGGGTAGTCCATTAAAAATTTAAAAGGAGATAAGCGTGTTTAAATATAAAATATATATTTATATTGAGCAAGAACCAGATGAATACGAATGTGTAGAATACAGTGATAAAAACTGTCCTGATGTTATTGGTTCATTTGATACTCTTAATGATGCAGCTAAATACCTTAATAATATTTTAAAAGGAGCTAAACATGTTAAACCAGAGTGAACAATTTGTACTTGACTATATCATTGCTGAAGGTGGGCTCAAAGAGATCCCTGAAGCTATTGAACTGATTAGACAATACTGGCGTAAAGACCACTATAAATCTAAAAATATAAGACTTAAACAATGGGCTCCTCATAATGCTGACTCATTAGAGATAATTATATCAGTATTTACTGTTACTTTAATGGAAGAGACTATTACTTATCAGGCTATGGTTGGTAAGTTAAACCATTTGATTAAAGTAAAAGATAGTCTTGATAGATTTAAGATAATAGCTGATGTGGTTGCTCTAATCAGTCAAACTGGTTTGATAGACATTGTTAGTCCCGGGCAAGGTGCCAGTATACTCATTAGTACTGATTATGAGATACCTGATATCCCTGAACCCGATAAGCATGTTATTCTTACTCACCGGCCACAACCTATTGAATCTAACTGGGATCCAGAGCTGGGCTCAATGCTGTTGGGGCATAACATGAACCATCATGATGAGGAGATCTGTTTACAGCACTTGAACCAATTAAATCAAATACCTTTGCAACTAAATAAGGCTTTTGTAAATATGTATACCGAGGCGCCTAGGAATGCCCCTAATAGTGTAAAAGCTGAACAACAATGGTATCAGTTTATGCATGAATCCTTTGGTAAGTATCAAGAGATTCTAAACCATAATAATTATTTCTATTTGGGTCATAAATATGATACCCGTGGTAGAACTTATGCTTGTGGTTACCATGTTACTACTCAGGGTAATTCTTATAAGAAAGCCATTATTGAATTGGCTAATGAGGAATTAGTGGAGGGCTAATATTATGGAACTACCCTACGAAATCATTGAAAAATTATTAGAGATAGAAATTAAAAAGAGGTTTACACTACATAAACTAAATGTAAATAAGTATAAAAGAAATCCGCTACATCGAGTGCAAATGCTTAATAGTAAAAAGCGTTGGAAAGATGCTGAACACGCTCTTACTTGGTTTATGCGAAATACATATTAATTAAATTGGCTAATGAGGAATTAATAAATGGTTGATTCAAGAATTAAAAAGAAAACCTTTGAAGAGAAGCAATTTGAAGAGGCTCGTAGACAGATTATGGAGTTATGCACTAATGCCTTTGAAGAAGGTAAACGTCAACAAATAGGAATAGACAAAAAAGGCTTAGGTTATGGTAGAGTAGGTTTTGTGTATACCCCGACTTATAAAATTATTATGAGTCTTAAAACTGTTAATGAACAGATAACTGAATTACTATTGAAAGGAAAAGGTTTATGAGAATTAAAGAAAACTCACATTACTGGGCCCTTACTAAAGACTTGAACCCAGAATTACTGGTTGTAATTTGTATAGATGCTGATACTGATCAGGGTGCCTTCGATGTATGTGGTGATTGGGATCAGCCAATGGTTGGTGAAAACTTGATAATCCTTGAAGAAATTAATAAACCTAAAATTCATCAACATACCCCTTTATATTATGGAGTTAACATATGAGATTGTATACCGGTAAAGAGTACTTACAAATAGATATGGCTAATAATTTTGGTTTAGATAAATTTCAGTTTGGTGGTCGATTGAAGTGGGTACAAGATAATGAAACTCAACTTGAAGCATTAGTAGAGCAAGCCAAGGAACCCTTTAGATTTGCTGCTGCACTAATGGCTTACCGCAAGACTCAGGCTGGGCAACCCACTGGTTATTTAGTTGGTTTTGATGCTTGTGCTTCCGGACCACAGATTATGAGTACCTGGGTGGGTTGTAAAGTAGGTGCCCGTAATACTGGTCTCACTGGTCAAACCAGAATGGATATTTATAAAGAAACTGTTAAAGCAATGGATAAAATTCTTGGTAAAAACAGTAACTATAATCGTGATGCAGTGAAAATTAGTTTAATGACTCATTATTATGGTTCAAAGGCTGAACCTAAGAATGCCTTTGGCGAGGATACCCCAGAGCTTGAAGCCTTTTATGAGGCACAGAAGATAGTTGCACCTGGGGCAAGTGAATTGATGCATCACCTGTTAAATGCCTGGCAACCCTTTGCACTACAGCATACATGGATCATGCCAGATGGTTTCTTTGTTAACAAGAAAGTAAAAGATATGGTTGATGATAAAATTGAGGTAGATGAGCTTGAAGGCCATCCTTGCTTCATCTATCGGCATACTGAGAATGTAGGCTTAGAAGAAGGTATTTCATTAGCTGCTGATTGTGTCCACAGTGGTGATGGCTTTGTAGTAAGAGAGATGAATTACCGATGTAACTATGATCGTACAGCATTGAAAAGAGCTGAACGTATGCTACATTACCGGTTATTCCAAGGCATACCTGCTATAGGTGCTACCAGTAAGATAGAACGTTTAGCTGATCAGCATCAGTTTATATCTTTGGCTGGTGCACATAACTTGACCCAAGAAAGAGTGAATAGTTATAGTTACGAATATGCTTACAATTTATTGAAATTAGTTAGGCAGACATTAGCTAAACCCGCATTTCCAATAGTATTCATCCATGATGATTTTAAATGCCATGCTAATAATATGAATATAGTTAGACAGACTTATAATGACATATTTGCAGAGATGGCTAATAGCAATATGATTAATGCTATTCTTACAATGATTACTGGTAAACCAACAAATATTACTAAATTATCTGATGACTTGTCTGTTGAAATTAGAAGTTCTGAATACTTCCTATCTTAGTTAATTGAAGTATATCCTATAGGGCTCACCTCCGGTGAGTTCTGTAGGATTATTTCTTATTTTTTTTTAAGAGTGAAGAAATACTTCTTTCCGATATACTAATAGTTCTGAATTTAGCATTTTTGACTATATACAGACTATAACGTAACTGCTATATTTTAGTTAAAACTATATTTTAAGTAAAATCCATAAAATAACACTTTTAGACTTTAATAGGAGGTCCAAACATGTCAAAAAAATCACTAATAGGTTTAATTCCAAGACATATCCACAATGAAAAAAGAATCTGGGAAATTATATTAGCAATAAATCGTTATGCTGCTGTAAGAAAAGTAATTCCAAATGAATGGATGGAAGAGTTAAAAGAATTATACCCAAAAGAAGCACAGGAGGATTAATCATGCCAGATAGACAAACCAGTTGTCCAGAATGTGGTGCCAGTATTGATGTATTTAATAATAAAGATGGAGATATTTTTCCTTGTTCTGATTGTGGAGAAAGTTTGGAATTAATAAAGAACACTGGAAAAGAACCAGAATTAATCTATAATTATTAACAGGAGTAATGAGCCATGGGTATGAAGATAAACAGTAAAGAGGCGGTTAAATTTATAATTGCTGCCATGAAAGCAAATCTTGTTACCATGATATCTGGTTCCCCGGGTATTGGTAAAAGCGCTATTGTACAACAAATTGCTGATCAATATAATCTTGAACTAATTGATGTAAGATTAAGCCAATGTGATCCAACAGACCTTAAGTTACAAAGGGCTTCATAAGAGTAATCTTATGTCGAAAACTATCTAAACGGTGAAACACCTTGACTAATGGAAACCCTTAGCATATAGTGGGGTAACTATTAATTTTAAAGCGAGGTCAATACCGTGCTAAATACTAATAATGTAAAAGAAGTTTGGGTACCAATTTTAGATTTTGAAAAGAGATACGAAATATCTAATTTAGGTAATGTAAGATCCATACAAGACAATCATCATAATTATCGTATTAAAAATATAACAAATTACTTAAGATCTAGAACTTGTAAATATTTATATGTTCAATTATGGAGAAAAGACAAACCAGTAACTAAAGCAATTCATAGATTAGTTGCCATTGCATTTGTTCCTAATCCCCACAATAAACCACAAGTAAATCATAAAGATGGGGTTAAAATAAATAATACTGTAGATCTAAATGATTTATTAGGACCGGGAACAAATATTGAATGGGCTACTTGCTCAGAAAATCATAAACATGCTTGGGCTACTGGACTAAAAGATCGAGATAAACACACAAAAAGAATGATTGGAACTAAATTTAATGCTGCGTCAAATTACAAAAATGTATCTTGGGATAGCTCAAGAAACAGATGGATTGGCGGCGTTAAACATAAAGGAAAAGTCATTAAAAACAAACGCTTCAAAACAGAAATAGAAGCAGCTTTGCATGTTAACTGGATCATAGATACCTATGGATTAGATAGACCCAAAAACATTATTAGTTAAATTGCGTAACGACCATCCCGCAAGGGAGTACACTCAAGTGAGTGGAAACGGTAGTCGTCCTACTTATAATAGTAGGATGTTGATATGGTCTATTCTGCATGGTAACATGCAGCAGTTCATAAGAGAACGGATAAAGATTAACGAACTTTATCGAATATTAAGTTTGGGCTTTCCTTTTATTAGTGAAGACCGGAAGAAAGCATCTTATGTACCTATGGATATATTTCCATTGGAGAATACTCCGATACCCAAAGGCAAAGTAGGTTTTCTTTTATTCTTGGATGAGATCAATGCATCCTCATTAGCAGTGCAGGCAGCGAGTTACAAGCTGATACTGGATGAGAAGGTAGGACAGCATCACTTGCATCCAATGACCAAGATGGTGGCTGCTGGTAACCTTGCTACGGATAAGGCCATTGTGAACCGACAAAGCACTGCAATGCAGTCCAGACTGGTTCATCTTGAACTGGTAACAGATCCGGAACTATGGCAGGAGTGGGCAGCTAAAGAAGGTATTGATCATCGTATCATTGCTTATATCAACAGTAAGCCAGATGATCTTTATAATTTTAACCCAGAGCATAATGACCATACATTTGCTTGTCCTCGTACCTGGGATTTCCTTTCAAAGATTATTGGTAGCATTGAAACTAAACAATTGCATACATATTTACCTTTGATTGCTGGTACTGTTAGTGAAGCCATTGCTCGATCATTTGTAATGTTCACTAAAATCTACACCAGTATGCCTGATTTCCAAGAAATAATGGCCAGACCAGAATTAGCTCGTTTGGACAATGACCCATCTTTTAGATTTGGTGTATCCCATATGATTGCTGCTTATACTAAAGCAGATAATATTTCTACTTTAATGACATACATTGAACGCTTACCCCTTGAGTTCCAAACAATTACCCTTCAGAATATTATGCGTAGAGATCCAGAAATGATCAAAGAAGATTGTGTTAAGAGGTGGATCTCAGTTAAAGGCCAACAGTTATTTTAAGGAGTAACCAATGAAAAGACATATTGCTTTTATCGTATACCATGTAGAGCCCTGTAAAATGGGTGATAATCACAGAGTAGTGTTAGAGTTCGTAAATGAATTAGATGCTATAGAATTTTTAAATACTTGGTATCAAAAATATGACTTTAATTTTACTTGTTTAGTTTTAATGAAAGTTTTAAGGTGATCCAATGAATATTTACCCTAATATTAAACAAATAACCTTATCCAGAATTATCATAGCTAAAGAAACAGCAAAATTAATTGTTAAAGCTGGTGGTAATCTATGGGGAAACCATTCTAAATATCCTACAGAAGATTGGAAAGATGAGGTTATGGGCGGTAACACTCATCAAGGTTACTGGGAATGGGTATTCAGCCAAATTGAGGCAGAGGAGAATGACTAATGAGTAAGAAACCAGAAAACCTAGCCTTAGAAAAAGCTAAGATCCAATTAATGATGATGCCAAATACTGTATTTATTACTACTATTTTATTCTCATTAGTCCAGGAATGGAAAGATGATATTGAGACCGCTCAAACCAATGGTACCTTCTTGTATATCAACCCTAAATGGTTTTTAAGTTTAGATGAGAAAGAAAGAGTAGGATTGCTGGCTCATGAAGTAAATCATGTTGCTTTCAGTCATATGACTCGTAGGGGCCCTAGAGACCCTGGAATATGGAATGGAGCTGGTGACCAGGTTATTAACCTTGAATTGACAGGTGCTGGTTATACAATACCTAAAGGTGGTTTATGTGACAGGCAATATCAAAACATGAATACTGAACTGGTATATGATAAATTATTTGAAGAAGCAGAACAGAATCCTGGTGGTATGTTTGGAGCCAATGGTTCTGGCGTACCTGGAGGACAAGACATATCTTACCCAGAAGACTCTAAAACGCTTGAGGCTACTAAGAAAGCTATTGCTGATACAGTATTAAGAGCAGTAGTACAATCCCAAGCTGCAAATGAAGATCCAGGAACCATAGCTGGTGAAATAAATATTCAATTACAAAGTGTTATTAATCCAAAATTACCCTGGAATATTATTTTACAGAACCATATGCAAAGTATTCTGAAAGATGATTTCTCCTGGCGGAGACCTAATAAACGGTTCATGCCAGATTATTATTTACCTACTGCTTTCAGTGAGGCTATTTGTAATATTGCCGTAGCAGTTGATAGTAGTGGTTCAGTTATGCCAGATGAGTTTAGTTTCTTTATTGTTGAAATTGCTACTATTCAAGAATTAATGAAACCAGAGTTAATTACCTTAATTGACTTTGATACTAAAATACGAAGTATCCAGGAAATTACTGAGGGTACTGATTGCTTCCGCGATCTCAAGTTTACTGGTGGTGGTGGGACTGATGTACTGGATATGCTTAAATGGGCTAAAAAGAATAAACCTGATGTATTGTTAGTATTTACTGATGGTGAGTTTCATATGCCTAACAAAAAACATTATCCATCCTGCCCAACTATCTGGTTAATTCATGATGATCCCAGATGGAAGAGTGACTTTGGAGAAGTAGTGCACTACGATATATTTTAATAAACTAATAAGGAGACATAGAATGTCAGAATTAAACGTAAACACAGCCAATATAGCATACATGAATTATTTAATTAGAACCTATCAGGCAGTTACAAAAGTGATTGCATCCACTAAGAACAGGCTCCAAAGTCTTCCTGGTGACCATCCAGTAAAATTTGATAATATTCTACATGGAGAAGACAATGGGAAAAATAAAGAAGTTGGTCTTATAACTATCAAAGGGCGTATTGCCCGAATGGTAGGTAATGAACTAATTCATTGGGATATATGGAATTTATGGTTAAAAGATATCCCAGGTATTGGTCCTGTTACTGCGGCTGAACTAATTATGCTGTACTACTATAGGTTCATACCTGTCTGCTCTAAATGTAAGACCGACATTGAAAAGATAAACGATACTTACTGGTGCAGTAAATGTGAGAAATCTCTTAAAGGTGATGGCCTTTTAAATTACCGAACTGAAGAAAAAGATTTTGCAAATATCTCTAAATGGTGGGCTTACATGGGTCGTGATATTAGAGATGGTGCCATGAGAAAAAAGAAAAAGGGTGAGCAAATGAACTGGTCAGCAGCAGGTAGGAAGTTAGGCTTCCTCATCGGTGAATGCTTCAACAAACAACAACCAGATCATTTGTATAAAAAAGTATGGTTGGAAGAGAGAGCCAAATACCATAAGGTACCAGAAAAGACTCGCTGGACAACAGGCCATATTTATAATGCATCAAAAAATAATACTGTTAAATTGTTTCTGGCTCACTTCTGGACAGTAGCCAGGACTCTTAGTGGTAAAGATGTAACACTGCCATATGCCATGACAATCATGGGACATACAGGATATGTAGCACCATTTTACTTTGATCCCAAGGTTGCTAAAGAAATAGCAGCATAAAATATTAAAGCTACTAACACATTGAAATCTAGGCAAATTATGCGAGTCATAATTGGTTTGAAACCTGTTGTTAAAATACAAACTACTCCGGCTATGAAACCTATACTGAGATTGTGAGTTAGAAATATGCTGAAATCTATCTGTGCTGTGCGAGTTACAGGATGATTGAAACCTATTATGTTCATGCGAGTTACGATTGACTTGAAATCTATTACCAATATACGAGTTAAAGGAAAAATAAAATCTAAGGATTAAATACGAGTTACCATGCAATTGAAGTCTATGAACAAACTACGAGCCAAAAATATTCTGAAGTCTAAAATGCGGGTGCGAGCTACTATATGCATGAAATACATAAAGAGTTTGCGTAACATTAATTTTAAAGGAGAATTCATAAAATGAAAAAGAAAAATCTAAAACAGAAATATGAAAAAAAGACTATTGCACAGATTGAGAAATCAATTAAACTGAACTTTGAAAAGTCCATGGGTCTTAAATTAGAAGCAATGTTAGGCTTATATTTCCTAAAAACATCCAAAAGGTATAAAGAAAATCCTCTATATAAAAAGAGCAGCTTTAAGGTTTACCTTGAGAGCGTTTACAATATGAGAGAAGGTACATTTGATGATAGTATAAGAGCAGCCTTAAGATTTCCTGATGAAGCCACTAAATATGGAATCGGTCTTGTAGCCAAAGTTTTTAGAGATTGTGGTTTTAAAAAAGAAAAAATAGTTTTTAAAGAGATTGCTATTAAAGCCAAACAGCTTAAGACTCCAATCAAACGAGGGCAGATTGACACCATTATTAAAAAATATGCCAAACCATTACCACCGGCCAAACCTGCATATAAAGAATTATATGTCACTGAAAAAGCTGCTCATGATAATCTGATTGCCCAATACAACGATCTCATGACAGCTTATAAGTCTGCCCAGGAACAAATTAAGTTTTTAAAAAAATCAATAGCTAAGTGCCATAGTCTATTAGGCGAGGATGCAGCATAATAGATAAAACAGTTTAGCAGGGCACTCCATCGGGGAGAGAGTATATTTTTTAAACGAATGAAATTAACATATCTTTAGTTTTTACTCATGCCCTGCTAATTTTTTAAATAAACAGTTTAGTTAACATATTAACAGAATGGTCTGTTAACTCACAGGTGGAGTCGAGAAGTTAACCGGTATACGGGAGCCGTTCCACTACCCGTCTGATAAAATAAGGAGTAACCAATGCCCAATATAACATTGACCCAAGACCAAGATAATGCTCTTAACTCTTTTCTTGATTTTCTTAATCAACCAAAAGAGAAATACATGATAATCCAAGGAGCTGCTGGATGTGGTAAGAGTACCCTTATTAAATATCTGATGAGAGCACTGGAAGCTCAATATAAAATGTATGCACTCCTGCTGCAGACCAATAAAAAACAAAGTAAATTTGAAGTAAGGGTTTCAGCAACAACCAACCAGGCAGTCTCAGTACTTGAAGAATTAACGAACTGTGATGCAACTACTATCCATTCTCTTCTTGGTTTAAAAGTTGTTAATAATATTAAAACTGGTAAAACTGAACTTG